CATATCTATACATTGATATACATTTTCTTCTGGTTCTGATGAGCTACCAACAATTATATAAGATTCAAAGATAAATTTTAGACTATCAGTTAATCCTTCATCAACTGCATTAAAAATATAAAACCATTTTTGGTCACCCCCATCTGTCTGAAGGTAACCTCTGAATCTGGTATCAAAATAACCTGTTTTTTCTAGTGTAAATTCAGGGTCATAGGATAAATAAGATCCATATCTTGACATTTCTCCACCTCCTTTTATACATCATTTTCACAGAATCCATATCTTGACATTAGCTACTCACCTCATATTTAAGCCAAATATCACCGTTTTCACCTTTTGTTTCTATGGGGTCTTCTGTTGATGTATATATTTTAGGCCTGTTATCTCGCAAAGTTTCCGATTCATCTGCAGCTACATCTGATATAGAAACATTTTTAACTTCTTGCCATAATTTGTGGATGCAGGGGATATAACCATTTTTGCCCCCACCAATTTCGGTATAAACATCAGTTGGGTTTCCTGCCTGGGACAAAGCATAATTAATAACAGAGGTTGCTTCGCTTTTCCACAATATCCCCAGATTTTCCATATCTTCTATTCTCTGCATAATATCAGTTGGTTCATTTTCTATAGTTGACGAAGTGACACTACCACTGCCTGAATGAACGGAGTCATAAATAGAATTAAGTTGAGTAGCTATATCAGTTGCTGAATCGATGTAAGTGTCTATCCAAAATTTCATTAAATCTGAAAAGTCCCATCTCGAAACAAAATCTTCAAATGCTTCCTTTACATAGTTTGAAGGATTAAATATTTCTATATCGGAAGTCTTGGTTGTTTCAGTACCGCCAATATAAGCACTAAATCCTGTAATAATATTATCTAGCCCTGCAAAAGTTCCGCTTCCTGAAATAAACCCGCCGTTCCAGCCAAGCCCTGAAGGGTATGTTAGGGAATGTCGAGAAGCATAATTTATTAATTCACCATCTAATTTTTTAATATCCCCACCGAATACATTTTCTTCTATATATTTTTTTAGCATATTCACTAATTCTTTTACATCATCAGCATTAGTTCTAGCTTTGAAATATGCTTTATTCATTCCGCCTTTAAATATCTCAAAATCAGGTGGCAGTCTTTCTTTGTCAAGTGTACCTAGTTTAACTTGTGATGTATAACTGTCCTCTGCATCAGTTATAAGCGAATAATCATATCCTACAACGACCATATTTTCGTTGATACTTAATTCACTATCTGTAACCGTCACAACGTCACCAACAGAAAAACTATAATCACTTGCAACTTGCCCGTCTGGCAATTGGTCTGATAGTAGGCTTATTTCTGCAACATCTACAGTATATCTAGGCTGTGGATCTGACCTAATATTATAATAAGCTGTAGCTAAACTACTTAATTCGGTCTCTGTTTCTAGTTCTCCAAAATCTACAAAATATTCAGGGTGACCGCTACCTTTTTCTTCTATTTTATGATATTTTTCAGCGGCGGCTGGCACTATAACAGCCTCGGCATATAATTTTCCAACTACATCATCATAGTTTAATGATCTCGACATATTAATATTATTTTCCGAGTAAGCAACTCTGCCTGATGATGCTTGCGAAATTTTAGTGCTATATTTATAAGCATTAACTGTAGTTCCACTAAAATCATATCCACAATTAAATCTATCTAGTATAATTTTTAAATTTTTGAATACACTTCCTTCAGATATACTGACAGTTCTTTCATCAGTGGCGGGAGCCGTTCCCACTGTAAACCCAGACACAAATTTAAATAATTCGCTTAAGTGATCCGACAATGTGCCCTTCAGTTGATAATCAACCTGCCAACCATCAAACCCTTTATCTATTATAATGTCAGTCCTATCATAATCTGGCGTTACTTTCCCTTTAGTAACATAAATTTTTTCGAGGTCAAAGCAAACATGTCTAGCTTCTACTTCTATATAAGTTTCTTCAAACTCTCTTACTTTATTAACATCTATAACTCTAAAACTTTCCCCTTCTTCGGTTATCAAGTCTGACCTGTTCGGAGCTGTATATTCAGAGGCTATTGCCTTAATTGATAGATTCCAACTACCGCTTAATTCTTTACTTATTGACTTTTCTAAGAATATACTCATTATTTGCCCCCTTTATGCGTAACACACAAAAGTAATAGTCCCAGTTGCAAGGTTCCTTGTTTTATTTATATTCATATCCACACCATCATATACTTGAGCTTGATACGTATTACCATCAATAACCAAAGCTTGCGATGAGTCATAATCTAGGAAAGTATTCAATGAACTTATTTTAGTTTCTATATTATCTTCTTCGGCTATGTTATCAGCATCATAGTGCGCTTCTATTATTATATCCACTTTAATATTAAAACTTGTCTTGTAATTATTGCCAAAATCATAAGGATAATCTCTGCCGGGAACTTCGACAAGTGTTTTAGTCTTAGGTGCCAGGGCGGGCTTGGTAATGTTCGTTATCTTTAAACCATCAATGGAAGTCCTGATATTATTTGAATTATAAGTTATTGTTGCTTGTGCCATTATGGCCCTAACCTCCTATCTTTTTTCTTCTGTAAGTAATCTAACTCTTTCGCTATTTTGTTTATATCTGATTCTTTTCTAACTGTCATGTTATCTATATTGATATTTGTTTCATTAGACAAAGCCTCTGCTCCGGATACTGTCGCGCCTTTTGGAAGATTAAGCAATTCAGGGCCATTCTCTCCTACTATGCCTAACCCAGATGTGTTTATAGCTCCTCCCGTTGCTAATTTAGGTATAGTATCTATATTAAAGCCAAATCCTTTTCCTACACCTGGTATTTTCTGCGCCCAGCCAGGTACATCTACATGTATTTTATTAAGTCCTGTAATCATCTTATTAACTCCGTCGATAACCCAATTAATTATCTTTTTAATACCATTCCACATAAACTCAAATACCCCGATAACCGCATCCTTCATGCCTGTAAAGGCATTAACAAGCCCAGATGTAAAAGGAGAAATAATATCCATAATCATATTTGCAAATCCCTTTACAAATTCAACAATTTCATCCCAATACTTCCAAACTGCTATTAATCCTACTACTGCACCAGCGATTAAAGCAATCGGCCCTAAAGCCACGCCAGATATAACTCCACCTACTGCTGCAATTATAGGCATTATAGAAGATATAGCAGTAATCAATTGACCTACTATGATTAATATCGGGCCTAAAGCTGCTAATAAGCCAACAAATATTCCTATTGCTTTCTGTATAGGTTTGGGAAGATTAGAAAAAGTTTCAATTATCCCGACTATTTTTTCTACAAAACTTTTAACAGCAGGAATAATTTTTTCTTTGACTAATGGAATAAACTTTTCATTAAGTATAGGCATTAATTGAGTTGCTATACTCCTGCCAGCTCCAATTAATTGTTGTTTGAGCTCATCCATTCCCTCACGGAAGCTATTTGCAGATGTAAGCGCATCACCAGACATAACTTTGCCTGAATCATTAGCTTCTTGTTTTACTTTGTCTATTTTATCTGCTGACATATCTAATATAGGAGCTAAATCTTCATAACTATTCTTTAGTAATTGTTGTCCAATTATAGCTCGCTGAGTTGGGTCTTCAACACCTCTCAATGCTTTTATAATCATATCCATCCGTTCGTCAGGGGTTGCGCCTTCAAGATCGTTAAATGTTAAACCTAATTTTTCAAGTCCACGCACCATATTAGCTGAACCTTCATCACCTCGACTCATCGCCTTAACTAATTCCTGAGAAGCATCTGTTAACACATCAGTATTAGTACCTGCACGACTGGCTATTGCCTGCCATTCTTGTATTTTATCTGTACTTAGCCCAGTTGCAGCATTAAGGTCAAGGACGCTGTCAGCATAATTGCCTGTCTTGGTTGCAAGCGCCCCAATAGCAGCACCCGCTCCAACAATAGGTCCAGTTACAAATTTAGTTAATGCTCCACCTGTTTTTGTAAGACTTGAACCCATTTTTTTCATTTTACCTTGCATCTTTCCCATTTTACGACTAAATTCAGAAGTATCTGCCCCTACTCTCACAAATAATTTTGATAATGTGTTTGCTGCCATTAGGAGCCTCCTCTCTTATCTTCTCCACCCATAGCCTTATTAAAGACTTCAACCATTTGTAATTGTTTTTTCCAAGTCTGTTTTTTCTTTTTTTGTGGCATAAAATCTTTTGGTTTATAAGGGCGAGGCTTTTTCTTTTTATCCCTGTATATATTAGCTAGTGTTGAGCTAATAATTCCTGCTCTAAAATCTGCTTCTTTCTTTTTTTGTTTATGAACTAAATTATATCTTTCCATTAAAGCGTTTAATTTCTTTAAATTTAAACCCCAAAGCTCTTGTTCAGACAGCCCAAGATCATAACGCCCGACCGCCCACAAATCTAGCCAGTCGAGCTTTTCTTGTTTTTTCCTTTATTTTCCCCTTCATCTGTTTGGGGTATTGAATTTTCATATACTTGCATTATTTGCCCGCTAATATTTTCCATATTTTCTATATTAATTAATTTTCCAGTTTCTTCTAATGTAATGTCATCGAACTCACTTAACCCAGCCCAAAGCAAAGCCCTAATATCCTTCAAAGAAAAATCATCGCCTTCTTTCATATTAAGCAAACTTTTGTCAGTTTCATCTTCAAATTTAATTAGGGCATTAAGGTTGAGGTCATACTCTCTTTCTTTGTCAAGTTTTAACGTAGTTTTGCTATTCATAGACAACCTCCTTAGCTATCATTAACACTGGCTATAGTTGGTTCGCCAGTAATTTTTAGAGTAACAGAAGCATTTAATGGGCCTTCAGTTGGTTCTTCGCTTTCAAATCCAGTAACATAAGCAGAAAATTCCCAGGTTGTACTAGATGTATCCGGGAATATCATTTTATAATTACTCTTAACTCTGTCGACCATATCTTCTATCAACACAAGTTGGGAATTGTTTGTAGGTAAAAAGCTAATGTCTAAAGTAATTTCGCCTGATCTCAATATCGTGGGTATAATTTCTTCCCAGCCACCATCGGAATCATGGTCTGTTGTGTCTTCTGTGTCTAAAGATAAACTAGGACCCGATATATTATTTACTTTTGCAACGGTTGTAAATGATTCTGTTGCTTCGCCATCACCACGTTTTAATTTCGTTCCTAGACCCCACTGTGCCTCAATCGGTGCATCATAAATATTCCAGGCTAACGCCCAATGATCACCTGTTCCCGGTTCAAAATCTCCATCTGTTTCAGATGTGTGCGCATAAGTACATATATAATCTTCAGTATCATTAGTAACTTTATCTCCAACGGTATAAGCTGTACTGGCCGCCCATGCATCAAAAGCCATCAATTTCACTCTCCTTTATTTATAATATTGGAATTTTAATTCTGTTTCGTTTCTATATAATCCAGTTTCATCCTCATAATCATCAAATTCATCCAACACAAACACACCCTGTACGCGTGTGTCGCCCATCCAGCCGTGAAAGTTATCCAGTAACTCCTGTACTTCTTCTATAATATTTAAAGCATCTATTTTTTTCTGTGCATAACCATCAAATTGATATCTTGCTGTTTCTATTTTATCTGAGCCGTCATGACTATATGTGGTGCTTGTAGTGATTTTTGTATATATGAGATAATCATTTTCATTTGTATTTGTAATATTAGAAGACACATTACCAGTAGTTGTAATATTGTCATTTAAAAATGTATATAAATCTATTTCAAAGCTCATTATTTCACCGCTTCGTCAATCATAGTTTTTATGTTACTCTTAAATCTTTTGGCTGCTTTGCCCGCCGTAGCTTCTACACTCTTTCTAAAAAATGGGTTTGCTTTACTGCGCGAGGTTCCATATTCTACTAAATGGGCATGTGGAGCAATTTTCCTATCAACTGCAGCAATAACAGAAGCGCCCCAAGGCTTACGATCTAATGCTTTTTTAACAATAGACCTTTTTAAATTTCCTGTAGGCCCACGAGGCGCTCTTCTTTCTATTTCATTTCTCATAATTTCAGCAGAACTTATAGATGCATCTTCCAATTGTTTAGGTGACATAGACTTAGTAAGATGTTCTATATTTTTATTTAATATTTCTAACCCTGTTATTTCAAAATTTGCCATTTAAGTCACCTCACTAATAACAATATGGAGCTCTTCGCCTTCCCCGTTAGGATCATAAGCCCCTTTTATCTGATAGATTTGTCCTGTTATTTTATCTTTAATTCTATATTCAGCATCAACACTATTTCTGTATCTTATTTTAATTAGCCCATCTATTTTTTCATCATATTTTGCCGATTGAAATACCTGTTGACCCGCATTAGCTTTAATGTTACCCCAACAACTAAAGTCTGTTTCGTACTCTGTATAAGGGCTTCCTGTATTATCTTTTTTCTCATTAGGTTTTTGAAATTCTAATAAATGGTTTAATTTCCCTGAAGGTATCATGTATTTTTCACTCCATCCAAACCCATTAAGGCATCAACGCCATCCTTAATTTTTTGTGGGACCGCACCTGTATCAACTGTTTCTTCCCTGTTGTTCCACCATTCACCTACCAATAATTTAATCGCATGTTTATAAGTAGCTGGTATATCGCTTTGTGAGCTATACCCCGCATCATATGTTATTTGTATTGCATTAACGGGGTATAGATCATCGGTCGGTATATCATAGTCATCTGCTAGTGCAACGCGAGGTATAAACGAATATTCATCTACTACATAATTAGTGCTATCCCATTCTGTTACATTTCCTTCATCGTCTTTGTATTCTATTTTAGTAACTTCAGCCAATGGCGGTTTTGGAAGTTCGACGGGAAAATCGGGCCACTCATCAAAAGTTAAAAGTATCGTTTTAGTTGCAAAGGTTACGTTATGTCTTTTTTCTAAAGTTTCTCTAGCAACTTCTATAAAATTGTCAATTAAATCATCTTTTTCGTCGTGTATAATATTAAGGTGGTCTTTTAGATCTTCTGTGGATACCGCCTGTATAGTCGGCTGGGTTATTACTTTAAGCCCCATTTAATCACCCCTTAAGCTGTGAAAATAAAATCGACAGTGTCGCCTTTAGCTGCGGCTGCATTGTTTGATTTGCCAATTTTTTTAAGTTCGTCTTCTTCTGCTCCAACAGAAACTGTTATATCAGCACTTGTGTCACCTAAACATATCTTATCTATAGTATTATAAGCATTAGCTAAAGTAACAGAAGTAGTACCATCCATTTGTTTGGATTCACCCTGAGCAGAATAATCACTATCAGTACCTACAACAACCAAATAACCTGTCTCTCCGGCACTTGCAACGGCTGTTGGCTCTACATTGAATGCTCTGGTATCAGTTGGCTCATATATCCCACTAGAAGTACTACCAGATGTTAAAGTAGTAATAGCTCCATCAGTAGTAGCTTCTCTAAGTGTTAAAGTTCCAGAAGGTGTACCAGAAGTTATTTCAGCACCCATTAAATTATTGTAAGCATTAGAGCTAGTAACTGGTGTAGTACCATCTGAACCATCTGTAGTAATAGTTTCAGATTGATATTCATCAGAAGTATCAGTACCATATATGGTTACTTCTATGTCGGTATCACCCGATTCGCCAGATATCAACTCAACATCATCATTAGCGGGTTGATTACTAAAATCATCACCTGTTTGTGAAGTTATTAAATCTGTTCCTGCTAAATCATCATCAACTAATCGCCCAATTCTGCCGCCGTCACAAGCCTTTAAGTTCTTCCCTGCCTCAACTTCTGCATCTGCAATTCCAGTCTGTTCACCAAGTATTCCCATTGTCAAATCATCAGTGGGGCTTTTTACAACATTTTCATAATTGATGCCGACTACATTTAAACTATCTGCCGTGGCTTCTACATGATCACCTGAACCATCTATTTTGACTAATCGCCTTTCATTAATAGTGCCATCAGATGTTTCTCCATCTTTTTTTAATCGGCCGGTTATATTAATTTCGCCGCCAACAACCCATTCGCTACCACCTTGTTTTTTATAATTATCACTTGTTGGCATTTAATTTCACTCCTTTATTTTTTTCTCTGCTTTTTTTGCTTTCTCTTTTCCTCTTACTTCATCTCCATTAGATAACACATAATATCCTCCGCCTTTATGGTGGGGATATGTTTTTGCTTGTATTTCCTCAGTTGATTTTATCTGTCTTTCTGTTTTTTTATTTTTTATTGGGTGTGCTATACCAGCTTCGCATAATCTTATAGCTTGTTTTTGTGAAATATCTGCTCGTTCGCCTGGTTGATAACTATAACTTTTGCCAGCTATCGACACATCGAATTGAATTTCCATCAACTAACCTCCTTAATAAGTAAAGCGGGGCAATTAACCCCGCTTATTATTAATTTTTTATGCCATTGTAATGGTTTGTACTGCTTCTGCAAGCATTAACAATCCATCAACGCGCTTATATGCTCTAAAGCCAATTTGGCCGTTCTCTGCATAAAGCTCATTAAGTCTTTGCAGGAATATTCCCTCTCTATCAAAGATTTCATAAAAAGAGAAGTCTCCAAATGCAATAGGTTTATTTGCTGAACCTAAGTCAGGCATATCTCCGGTTATCTTAACAGGAGCGCCCAATAATATGTCGGGTTGTCCTGCTTGTAATCCAGGCTGCCATAAATACTGTCCATTTCCGTCTTTTAGCTTTCTAATTGCCTTTGCAGTGCCATCATTCATTAACCAAGCACCGTTCTTTCTGTAAGGTCTGCTAGGGCCGTGATATAAGTCAATTAACTCATCGGCTGTTACGGCGTCAGCAGCAGTGGCTGTAGTGGCGTTATCAGCATCTTGTAAAAATCCAGTTGGTTTTGTGCCAGAACCATTGACAAATGCCGCTTCTTCTAAGTCGCCAATTCTCCTGACAAATCTGCTTTGAATATATCCTTCAAGATTATAAGTATTGTCATATAGCAATTCTTCGGATACCTTGATAATTGTTCCGGCTTTATAAGCGTCAACTGACTTTTGGGAGAAGGAAGCATCTGCGGTACTGAAAGCCCCTTCTTCTGAAACCCAAGTAGCAGAACCACTATCAGATGCTACAGGTATTTTCTTTTCGCTGGAAGTAGAGCTCACACTAGCAATTTGCCTCATTATATTTCTATCTTCAAGTGCTTGCATTAATCTGTTGCCAAATTCAGTCGGTACAATATATCCGCCTTCGCCATCATCCCCTTCTTCTAAAGCCCTGCGTTCTGTTCCATCTAACGCGCTCCTGCCCCTTCTGGTATATTTATCGAATATACCTTTGTATTCAGTATCTGTTTCTTTTTCTTTTTCTTCGCCACCCATGTTATTAACAATTTTCTTTTCTCTTTCTTCGATTTTTTTCAAGTCTTCAATTCTTTCCTCAAAACTATCAATTGCTTCATCTAAATTGTTGAAGTTAGTTCTTTCATCAGATGTTAAATTTCTATCTTCTTTTTCAGCTTTTTCAACCAAATCTCTTTGCTTTTTAATTGCAGAAGCACGCTCCTGCTTTAATTCTGTAATCTTATCCATTATAGACCTCTCCTTGTTTTAATTTTTTTCTTATAGACCTCTAATTTTAGTTTTTCCTTATCTTTTTTATCCTGTCTCCTGCTCCGATATTCTTCAAATACATCTGTCCTAGATTTAACGCCGGCTTCGGTATTTTTATACCAAGGGAAAGTCACCGGGCTTACATCAAAAAGTTCTGCCACCTCAACAATAGTCCTAATTGGCACTTCACCCGACTCATCCCACTCTTCCTTGTCAACAGTAAACTGAAAAGATGACTGATCTATATCGCCCCTTTTTAATAACTCAAGGAGATCATTAGCATAACTAGTCTCTGGTGGATTTATTTCATAATGCAAACCCTTTTCATCTTCTTTTAATTTAAGGGTGCCTTTACTTAAACGCCCCAACAACTTCCCCGCTTCGTGATTTATCAAGGCCCTGGTATCTGATTTCTGAATAGCATTAT